AAAGGTTATTTTGCCCCTCCAAAGACCGTTTCTAAAGGCGTGTTTTTTATGCCTGTTTTTGACGGCAAAACCTCGGTTGTTACGTCGGTGGCTATTGAAGACCTTGATTATTGGAGGCGCATCTTTTCTATTGGGGCCATCCTTGAGGACGGAGAACCACTCGTCCCTGGATTATTACCTTTGGTTTCCGGCATAGGCTCACTCTACGACCACACCTCAGCTCTCTTCCTGGGCATAGCAGCCAATCGTTGTGATGACTCTTTCTCCACCCCCATTCACCCCGTTTCCCTCAACACTCCCCAGTCCTGGGCAATGTGGTGGAAATACACCTCCGTCGTTAAACCTTGGGGATGGAAGGAACTTACCGTTTTCACCACCGCTATCGTTGCCCTCATAGCTACCGTCTTCACTGTTATTTGTGCCACCTTGGGGGTTTTCACCCGCGATGGCCTCGCCCCACCTACTCAAGACGACCTTAAGGAGGTTTTTACCGCCAACAGTTTTGAGTCCTCTGGCCCCTCGCTTCAGAAGAGGATGGCGAAGAAAACCACTCGTAAACTCAATACCCTGTCAAAGAAGGAGTTTAATCAGCTAATCAAAGAGAAAGGGTCTCTTCAACCTAAGGCGGAGTCTGTCACCATCGACAACATGTCCATATACGCTAACAATTGTCACCTAGTTGACGTTCTCGTAGATGGTAAGGTGGTTTGTTCTCAACACATCTTGTTCGTTAAAGGAGGGACTGCTCTCATGCATATTCACGGTTATGAACCACACAAATCCAAGAAGTTGTCTTTCTGCGTGCACATCGGCGGTACTAAGCATACAGCAGATTATCGGGAGCGTCTTGATGCGGGGGCTATTTATGAGGTCCCTGACCTTGACTTGGCTCTTGTGCACTTTCGTTATCAGGGCGGTCGCAACATTATCAAACACTTTACGCCAGCGGTCGCCCCTGATATTACTTCCGCCATCCGCGTTTTTAAGGAGGATCTTCTCTACACTCATGTTCAGGGAGACACTCGTTACTTCACAGGATCTTCTTACGTCAAAGCATCAGGGGAAACCGTTACTCTTTCGTCCTCTTATCATTTTAGTTTACCTGGCGTTGCTGGTCTTTGTGCCGCGCCTTATGTTTCTATGGACGGCTCTATTATCGGTTTGCATAGTGCGGGCAGTCGAGCTCATTCTACAGTTGTTTCAGTTACGAGACCACAGCTTATGGCTTGGGTTAGCGCCCTTACCTCTCAACTTCAAGGACTTGATCAAATTTATTCGGTGGCTCATTGTGGTGTCCCTTTAGAGTTCTTCGATGAAGCTAGCCCCTTGGCGCAAACCCACGACATCAGGGCCAAACACGTCAGTGGCTTGACAGGCCCTCTTCCCGTTGTAGCCGTCATTAATAAGAAGCACTTCGTCCCCACTAAGACTGAACTCAGAAAGTCCTTGTTTGTGGAGGAAGTTTATGCCCTAGATGACGCCACCAAACCGCTCCCTCCCCTCTGGCCAGTTGATACCGCTCCTGCTATACTCCACATCAGTTCTGAAGGTGTGAAGGCTTTCGATGTTTGGTGTATGAAAAACGATGGTAAGTCCTCCCGTACCAAATACGAAGGTAGTGATATTTACGCCAATTGGGAAGGCGTCTTTCCCCCGACCAAATGCCTCAACCTGCCCTACCGGAAGTTCACTTTTGACGAGGTTGTTTTTGGTTGTGACCTTCTTCCTGCCCTTGACCGTAAGCACTCCCCTGGGGGGACTTGGGTCCTTAGGGGCCTCAATCGTAGGCAGGTCATTGAGGAACACATCGATGAGCTTTGCCTTAGAGTTAAACACATGGAAGACCAATTGACTCAGGGCTTAGCCCCAGATAATCTGTACGTTACTATACCTAAAGACGAAAAGCGGGCTTTACCTAAGGTCGCCGCAGCGGACACTCGTTTTGTTCAAGTAGCATCACTCGAATTTCTCATCTTAAATTACATGTACTTTGGTTTCTTTCTCGTCCAGCAAGAGAAGTATTATCAGTTCACTGATATGGCGGTTGGTCTTAACCCTTATGGTATCGACTGGCACATCATGACCTCAGAGTTAGCTCAAGGTAAGAAGATGGCTGACGCGGACATAAAGGGTTGGGACCTTCACTACCCTGTTTCTCATTCTATGGAGTTTCCAACTCAGGCAGCCATGCGTTATCGCGATGTCCCAGTTCGTTCCCTTCAGCTCATTTTCCTTTCCACATTTTACACCAACATCTTGTTTGGTTCCATTATTTTCCGTTATCAGGGCATGCCCTCCGGTGATCTCAAGACCACTTTCATGAATTCCGCCACCAATTCTTCAGCGAATAGATCGGTCCTCAACCTTCAAGACGTTCAATATTGGTTGAGGGTGCACGGCGATGATATACTATCTTCACACGGGGATGGTTTTGATTTCGATGCCTATTTTTCCAAACGTAAGCAGGTTTTCGGGTGGGAAGCTACTAACGCTACCAAGAGTGGCCCACCCGAAGCCAAAGACCTCATAGAAGCTCAGTTCCTTAAGCGAGGCTTTCTCTTTCAATGTGGTGTTTGGACCGCCCCCTTAGATATGGGCTCGATTAAGAGCATGCTCACTTGGGTCAGAGCCAATTCTTTTACGCAGATCACTGAAAAGACCCTTGAAAATTACTCTATAGCAGAACGTGAACTCAGCGTCCACGGACAACACACTTTCGACGTTATGACTAAAGTCCTTAGGTCGCGTCTCGACTCGTTGGGTGTCCAAGTTCAAAAACCAGATTACCTTAGCGTTCGTAAGGTTGTCTTAGGCAGGTGACTGCTCTACGGGCCTGGGATGCCCTCAAACTCATCCAAACGTGAGACCGCAGTCTCCGGGCGCCACAATGTCCGCTTTGAGGAATGCATAGCGACAGACAGAAAAAGGATATGTCTTTCAACTGCGCCTCTTAGTTCCTTTCCCAGCTCTAGCGGTCGACTCGCCGCCGAGCAATGGAACCGAGTTTCTATCCAATCCAATACCCAAGCTGTAAACAGCACCTCAGCCAAATTTGGCTCTAGCACTACGACCGTCCTGCAGGGTCAGTCCGATATCCAATCTGAGAGCGTGCCAACGCCCACTTCCTCGAGCTCTCAGACTACCCACATAACCACTGAGACCGTGTCTCACACGGAGATGGCCTCCCCGGCTAAGGCCATGGCGGATGAGGCCAATAACCCCTACCCTTCACAAACACCTAGTCAGATCCTCACCCGTCAGTTCAAGGTTGATGAGTTCATTGTTGGTTCGGCGTTTACAGGGCGCACCATTTTCTTTCCAGACGCCCTTGTTCCTTTCAAGTCCCTTTCCTGTTGCGCTGAGTCTTTCGCTTACTTTCAATCAGGCGTCAAGGTGGTCATAAAAGTCCAATCAACCATAGCCCAGGCTGGAGCGATGGTCGTTTCCTGGCTTCCGTGTACCATGGAGTCGTATTTTTCCATTCCCACACACTCAGCCACTGGCAACGACGCCACCATCATCAATTATTCCACTCAAGATTCCGCTACTTTCACTATACCGTGGCTTAACCCCCTCTCGTGGGTTCCTTTTGAGGCCAACCAGTCCATCGCCGCCATTTATTTCCATCCCTTGGTCACTACCCGCGCTCCCGCTACCACCGATGACTATGTCACTTTCACGGTTTATGCTTCGTTCGACAACCCCATCCTCACTGGCCCTCAAATCGCTCAGTCCTCGAGCGAGGCCGCCCGTAGGGGCACTAAGACTATGGCAGGCACCGTCTTTTCGCCCATTTTTGAGACTTTGGACGCCGCCACCTCTGTCGCTGAGTCCGTCAGTTCCCTCCTGTCTTTCCTAGACAAACCGGACGCTCCAGTGGCCACCAATTATTCGATAGTAGGCTATGCGGATGTAGTCAGTAACCCCCACTCAGACGGAACCACTCCCTCTATTTCTTTCTCACTTAAACCCGGCGTTCTTCTGCCCAACTCCTATCAACTCTTTCCGGGTGGCAAGTCCTCT